AATTTAACACATGCCGAAGAAGCAATATGTGTGCTCAAACAGGCGTTAGGACTAGACGATACTAATTTCGTTTACCAATCCACTAAAAGATGCAAATTACTAGTACCCAGATCTGAACGATATGAATACGTAAAACGTATACAACAGTTGGACGAATTTGAGTACGATCCAAATGTAAAAGGTTCATCCATCGGTGGTATCAAATATAAAGATTCATTATTTTTACTTAAACCATCAAATGCTCAAGGTAGAGCATCCGCTGGTACAGAAAATGAAGACATATTAGAGAACGAAATAAACCAATACATTCAGAACGGTGTAAATAAAATCATATTTACCTCACCACTCAAACAACATATCATCGAGAATGTAAATGGTGTAGAAGGTACTGGATATGATGTGGCTGGTGGTAAGAAAGCAGACTTAATAATCAAATCAACAATTGACTACCCTATATCCATTAAGAAAGACAATGCTGGCTTCTGGGAGAGCTCAGATACACGATATAAATCGGTGGTAAATAAGCTAGTACATAAAATAAGCAATGGTGATTTTTCCCCTGAACTAGTATTTAAACCATTCATCGATAAATTGGGCAACGAGAAAATCGGAATTAATACCATGCACAACAATGTGACTGGTGAGAAGGTAACCGGAAGAATAGTTACTAGCCTACCAACGAACGATGAAGAATCAATTATATTTGGTGCAGATAAAGCAGTTGTAGTTTATAGATCATTTACACCATCAGACTTTACTAGAGAAGGTAACACATTACATATCGAATCATCTAAAATCATAGAAAACATGGAAGATGTAATTCACCACCAATTGGAACCTATACTTAACATTCGACACGATTCAACAAGAACTTCCACTGGTGGTTTACGTGCAACTATACAACCTGAAAATAAAATATATTCAGACGGAAAACTAACTGGTAATAAAATTGAACTATCGTACAGTAGTATAATGGTGTAATATTTATACTCATGAATTCAGCGGATTTAGTTACACCATCACTAATAAACTATTGTAGGAATTTTACCACAATAGTTATTTGTGGCTACACTAAATCAGGTAAAGTAACGATAGCAAATAAATTGGCATCTCAATTAAATATGATGTTATTTAAATCAGACGATTTTATTGACTATGTAAATAGAGAGGATTCACTCAACATGTTTATGAACGGTGTAATTCCATATTACAACAAGAGAACTCCTATAATAGTGGAAGGTATAACTAGCTTTAGACTACTACGTAAAGGAATACAAACCAATACATTCCATCCAGATTTAATAATTAAAACTAAATGCAATGAATCAACCATTAAGCATTTCTACGAAAAAGACGGGGAGTCATCCAAAATAATTCGTGCATTAGCATTCAATAGAGGGTTAGACAAAATATGGGATGAATATCGCTCACTTCTACGCGATAACCCATTCATCAAACCACCACAATATCTTGAATTAGAAACAACATTACCACAACTCAAATATAATGGATAATATAAGAAAAACAATACAAGAAATAATCACCAAACTTACAACCAAAGATAAATGTAATTGCGGATGTCACGATTGTGACAATGTTGGCAATCCAGGTGTAGTAATAAATGAATCATTGAACGCACAAATAACAATGACGGAAAATCTGCGATATCACGTGGAAAATAAATTACCACTCACAGAGAACACGTTCCGCTACGGCTCAAAAGCATTCCTCGATTTATGGGCAGAGGCTCGCTACCTATACGTTCGCGAAGCTATACACGTAAATGATTTAGACAAAGAAATGCTTACCGAAACTAATTTAGGTGAATATGGTATATTTGAGGGACAGAAAGTACCACTGGATATGCCTATGGTATATGAAAATGAAATTGGAAACGAAGAAGATATAGAAAATGCACAGGATACAATGTTACTCCCATATGCGGATCTTATAGATAAACTTTCCGATTCATACCACATTGCAACTAATCCAAAATTAAAGAAATTATATGGTTACCTGCACGACGAAATATTGGATGCATCCATGAACCGAGATTCAGGTAAAATTAACCAAATAATGAAGAAATACGGTAAATTTTTACCCACTAACCTCAACGAAGAGAAAAAAGACCCACCAATTGGAAAACCAAAACGTGGAGGAGCAGGAGGTAAAAAATACTACGTTTACGTACGTAACCCTAAAACTAAAAACATTAAAAAAGTATCGTTTGGAGATGCTGGTGGATTAAAAGCTAAAATAAATAACCCAGAGGCACGCCGAGCATTTGCGGCTAGGCACGATTGTAAAAATAAAAAAGACCGCACAAAGGCGTCGTACTGGAGTTGTAACCTTCCCAAATACGCCAAAGCATTAGGTATAAACACAACATTTACTGGATTCTGGTAACATATAAACAAATAAACACATGAATTCAAAATTAAAACAAATAATCAAGGAGGAAGTTACTAAAGTAATGAACGAAATAGCAAATTCAGAAGACCTTAAAGTAGACAACTACCCAATTAGAATAGTAAAATATACACCCACATCTAAATTCCAGATAGCACTAATCAACCCACAAAATAAATTAGTTACCTCCACATTCGGTACTCAATTTCCAAACGAATTGGCCGCTGAAACATTTCTATGTGAGAATTTATATAGAATAGAAAAATACTTCCATGAATCGGATATTTTAGCCGAAGGTATTGAGGGTCGATTTGAGATAATAGACAGAGAAATTAAATGCAATATATAAATCAGTAAAATGATTAAACTACTAGACTTACTTAAAGAATCAAATCAACCATCACTTAATTTCCCCGATGGTTTCCAACCGGCAAAATCCGTTCCAAACGGAGGCGCTATGTGCGCTAACTGCTCTAAATGGAATGAAAAAACACAATTATGTGAAGGTCAATACTATATTGAATGGCATGGTAATGGTAAAATCCCAGCATCACCAACAGAATATGTTTGTATATGGTGGGTAGATGAGAGAAAATAAAACCACATAAATGATTAAACTACTAGACATATTAAAAGAAATATATAGTATTACTGAAAATTATGATCAAAATGCTATTAAACAATTATTTAAAGATAATTCTGAATTAGAATATATAGGTGCACCTGAACAATATGGTGAATATTTAAAAACTATATTTTCTGATAGTAAAGTAAAAGATATTGTTTATCATGGAGCAATGGAACAATTACTCCCTAAAGACAACAAATTTAAAGGATATATTACTTATTTTACAGACTCTAAAAATTACGCAGAGACAGTTGGATTCCCAGTAAATAGAAAAACTATATCAGCTATAATAAACATAAAAAATCCATTCTACGCACCCTCAGAATTAGCAGATGTACCTGAAGAAGTTCATCTTACTGATGAATATACTAATCCTAGAATAATAAAAAGAAATTCAAAAGAATATGATTCTGTGATAGGAGTAGATGCGGGACAAAAAGAAGGTAAAACATTTGCTGTATTTGAACCAGAACAAATTCATATATTAGGTTCTAAACAAGATATAGAAGGATTTAAAAAATATACAGAAATAAAATAGTGAAACCATACACCGACATAGAAGTAACCGATACATACATCATTCGTGAATTCAACGAAAATGTAGACCCAATAGAGCTACTTTGGCATATGGATGCTGAATGTCGCACCATCGAAATACTAGAAGATACAAATTGGAAAATTCAATTAGAAAATTGTTTGCCTACCTCACTTAAAGAACATATATTTATACCAAAACATCAATATCATCGCTTAATTAAAGGTGAAGGTACACTAAAACTCAAAATATACAAACATGACCAAATCTGACATCCGCAGAATAATTAAAGAGGAAATTACCTCTATATTGAACGAAAACACACCAAAATACTCCCCTGGAGATACATTTATATATATGGGATCAAAACACACTGTAATCTCAGACGATGGATTCGTGGTTAAAGCTAAATTACCAACAGGTAATCTTACTACATTAAACCACAATCAAATTAAACCACTTAACGAGTCACCATCAGTATTAATAGCTAATAGAGAAATCATAGCTAGACAAATGTTGGACTCAGATATAGAAAATAAATATGAACTAGCTCGACTAATTAAATCAGCAACTAGCGAACCATTCCTACAAAAAATGATCGATATGTTAGGAATCAATATAACTGATTTAGAACCAGAAGTATCTACTATACCTAAAAAATGGAATCCAAATTACACAGGTAATGTAAATCCTGCAGATTACGGTAGTTTAGATTAAACATTTATAGACCAGATTCATAGCCGGTCGATTCAATAAAATTATGGAAGCTGTGGCTCCTTACATGTAAATGTTTGGAGCCACATTTTATTTCACGTATATTTACTTATATTAAATTTAAAATATGGACAAAAGAATAGTTATAGTGGGGGGAGGAGTTGCAGGTATAAATGCTGCAACTAAACTTATAGACAATGGAACTTTGGGCAGTAGTATAACTGTTATAGATGCTGGTAAAGATCCATATAATCGCCAACCGAGCGAAGTAATGCATGGTTTCGCTGGAGCAGGTCTCTTTTCAGATGGAAAATGGGTCTATTTACATAATACAATAGGGGGTCAGTTAGCAAAATATACTGGTGAAGAAAAAGCAGATGAATTAATCGACGAAGCATGGCAATATATATTACGTTTCCACCCGGAACCAGATAAAGTAATGTTCTCCAACCCAATAGACGAACCTGATTTCATTAAACCATACTTTAATTTACGTATGGCT